ATTAGAAGAGCGAAAGGAAGTAGCTCGCCATGACGGTGGTAATCAATTTTTGACTGAGGATGTCCTCAGATTAATTAAGTAATTTTTTAGGAGAAAAGAAATGGATATATCAAAGATTGGTGGATCACCTGATCTAGTTCAGAAGTGGTCAAAAGCCCTTGACGGTATTAAGAGCGATTATACCGCAAGAGTCACCGCACAATTGTTAGAAAATCAGGCTAAGGCTGTCTTAGCCGAGACGCAGAGAGTTAACGAAGAAGTCGTTAGCACTGGTGGAACGACCGTTGGCAACATCGGCACGTTCCAGAAGTTTGCGTTCCCTCTCGTTCGTAGAGTTTACCCAAACCTTGTATTCAACTACATCGGAGCTACCCAGCCAATGGATGCCCCTGTTTCACAGATTTTCTATCTTGGAAACAGCAGATGGACTGGCACAAATCAGCAATCTGTATACTCAAAGTATAATCTTACTTACAATGCTACTGGAACAACCCAGACTGGCCCAATAGGTCATACCTCAAAGACTGGTCCTGTTGCCACGGGAACTGTCGGAAGCTGGCACGAAGGAGCCACTGGAACAGCAGCAAACGGTCTTGGATTTAATAACGTAACTGGTGCTGGATTTGACCTTTCAAACGTATTAGCTCAAAATAAAGGTGGTCCATCATCAACTTATGGTGGCAGAATTGCCTCGTTCCCAGATGGCACTACAACGATGGGATGGGTTGTATCTGCTGGTGAAAGACTCGACGGAACAGGGATTCCAGAAGTTCAGTTCCACATCGAACAGCAACCAGTTGTAGCTCAGACACGTAAGATGCGTGCCTTGTGGACGATTGAGGCTTCACAAGACCTCAAGGCTTACCACAACCTAGATCTTGAGAGAGAACTTACTGAGCTTCTTAGCAAGGAACTTTCACTTGAAATCGACCGTGAGCTTATCGAAGATATTCGTATGATTGCTTACGGACTTGCTGGTGGTGGAGCCATCGGTGGATGGAATGCCGCTTCACTAGATATGGCTAATGCTAATAACTTCCAAGGTTATTACGGCAAGACCACAGGTGGAACTGGTGCGGGGAGCACTGCTCCTGGTGCATTTACATGGGGAAATACCGGAATAAACTCATCAGATCCTCAAACTACCAACGGTATAAGAGCTAACAACGTATTTGTTGTTGATCTTAAGTATATGGCTGGCCTAACGACTGGTGCTGGCTTCGCTCCTCAGCATCTTGGTCAGGTTTATAGCAACCTGCTCGCTACGATTAACTTCGCTAGCCAGGATATCTATAAGTCAACCCAGCGTGGTCCAGGAACAGTAATAATCACTTCACCACTTATGGCTTCACTCCTTGAGTCTGCCGCTAAGTTGGAAGGTGGTATCGCTGAGAAGGATGGCCCAACTAACATGGGAAGCAAGATTGAGTATAAGGGTAAGTTCGCTGGCAAGTATGACCTGATCGTTGATCCGCTCTTCCCAGAAGACGAGATCATCATTGGATACAATGGTGGAAGCCCAATGGATGCAGGATACGTTTACTGCCCATACATTCCACTTATGCCACTGCCAATGGTCACTGACCCAGGCAGCTTCCAGCCAAGAAAGGGTATTATGACACGTTATGCTAAGGCTGCAATCCAGCCCGCTAGCAGATTCTACCGTGTCATCAGAGTAATCGGTGCCAGCACAGATTACATGAAGCCATACACCTTCTCTAACACTTCGGCTGGTATCATTAGCCTCAACGTAGTCTGATCTTAATTGATTAGATAAATTAAAAGCGGGCCCTAAAAAGCCCGCTTTTTTATTTTAATGCAGACCTAAATATCTTATAGAATGGTAATTCCTCTTATATCAGGCTACGGTTCATCTTACGGTAAATATGGCGGGAGTAGGGCTACGGACTATACTCAACCAGGAGACATAGACGTATCTAAATTAAATACTAATTTAGAAGTTGATGGAGTTCAATTTAATTTATTTGAACAATCCATATACGATTATGTTTTAGCTCAGTTAGGGCACCCAATTATATCTGTTGAACTAACTCCATTTCAAGTTAAAACTTGTATAGATGAAGCTGTATCTAAATTAGATTATCATGCTCCTCAATGGGCTAATCAATTCGCAGTGTTCGATGCGACAGCGGGTATAAACGTATATGAACTTCCTCAATTTATGATGAATAATTTAAGTTATGTCGGATACAAAAAAGACATACTTGGATTAAATTATACTCCTGGATCCTTAGCTTTTGATATGACGTTAGCATTCTTCAATACAAATAGATTCTTTCAAGGTGGCGGGTTAGGAGATTTCTTCTTAACCCAGCAGTATCTTGAGATAATGAGAAGAGTTTTATCTAACGAAGGTTCCTGGTCCGTAGTAAATGGGAAATACTTACAGCTATACCCAGCCCCGACTGAAACTCCAACTCCAGTCATCGTAGAATATCGTGCATTGGATTCTAATACCTTAAACCATGCTTACCGTAATTGGATTCAAAGGTATGCTTTGGCTTGCTCTAAGGGCGTCCTAGGTCGCATACGAGGCAAATATAGGAATCTCCCTGGGCCAGGGGGTGGGGCACAGTTAGACGGAGAACTTCTAACAAGGGAATCATCAGAAGACAAAAAGCTTTTAATGGAAGAGCTTATGACTGAAATCGAAGAAAGACCATTATTTATAGTTGGATAATATGTCTAATTTCTCTAAATTTAATTCTAATTTAAATTTACCTGATACGGATGAAAGAGAAAATTCGTTTAGATTATTTAATAAAATAGCGGATCAAAATTTATTTAATATTATCGACCAAGAGCAAATGAAACTGGCTGGCTCTCCGCTATTAATTTTTAAATATTATCAAACAAAAGAAATAGATGATGTTTATGGGGAAGAGAGGGGTAAGACTTTATCAGTAGAGCCTGTCAGAGTTTTCGGACACTACGAACCAAGACCTGTCGAAGAAAATTTAACACAGTTTGGAATAGAACTTACCAATGACCAACAATTTACATTCAATAAATCATACATAGAAAGAAAATTAGGAAGAGCTTTGATACCTGGAGATGTAATAAAACCAGAATTTCAAAACTTAAAGTATGAAGTATTCGAAGTTCAAGAGGATAGCTTTGAGATGTATGGAGTTTACCACATACTATGCTCGGCTAAACTATTGAGAGATTCTCAAGATGTTCATAATCAGATTACCCCACAATCTGATGTCATAGATACATTGATTCAGGAAAAGGATCCTTATGAGTAATCCAGTAAGCACTGCCGTATTAAGAGAGATTTTAGAAAAAACAAACGTCTCTACGGGCATGTTTGTTCAGAAAATATATAAGGATACTTTAAGGAACTTAATAAACATATTCAGTAACTGTCATTATATTGATAGAAATAATAATACTGTTAAAGTAAAGTGCTTTCACGCTAATCAGGAAAGATCAGTCGCTAAATCAACTTTAGGTGATAATATAACGCTCCCAGTTATTACCATCTCAGAGAATAATACTTCAAACAGCGATGACAGAAGAAGATACAGTCCAATATTAATTCACGATAAATATTGGCATAAAAGAAAAAATAGGGCCATAAGAATATTATCAATGGCTCCAAGACCAGTTGATATTAAGTATACTATAAATATATGGTCAAAATATAAGGAAGATCTAGACCAGTTAAGAGAATATATTTTTACTCTTTTTAATCCAGATCTAGAAATAAAAACAAAGCAAAGTGACATCACAAAAGCATTCATAGACAATGAGACAGATGTCCAGCAGTCAGAAGCCGACGATCAGCAAGATAGAATATTAAAAAAATCTATAAGCATAAAAGTAGAAACATACATAGAAAACCCTAAATTCCTTTATACTTCGACGGGGAAGATAGAGAGAATAAACTATGAATTAGCCATAATGGATACTAATGTATCTGAAACTGTTTCGGTAGGGGAATCCATACCTCATGCCGGAGAATGTTTCTGCTCAGAGTGCATAATGCCATTATACCTAATAACCGGAAATGAATATGATTTGGCTATATCTTGCTCAGTCGGAACAAGACATGCATCTGGATGCCAGTGTGCTGAATGCACTCTAGCCATAGCCCTAATATCAGGGGAAAATTATAATATACCTGTAAATTGTGAAGGAATTAATTCAATAGATGAGTTATAATAAGATAATTAAAATTTTTAATTTAAATTAACTGTTATCCTGGGTAAATACTAATAGAGATTTTTATGTCTAAGCAAATATTAAAATCAGAAGAGCAACCTACCGCCCAAACGGCAGAAGTTACTAAAGTAATTAAAAATTATTCTCTACAAGGGCTTACTATTCTTTTAAAGAATGGTAACGATTTTGAGAACATTTGGTTAAGCCCAAAACAATCTATTAGAGTTACTGAAGCTCAGATAACTCAGCAGATTAAAAATCTTCATAAAAGAAGATTAATTAACATAGGAAATTAAAGGTATTTAAATGGCAGGCATCCCTTCTAGTCCAGCAGTTGTTTTCCTTGAAAAGGATAATTCAGCATATCCTCCAAATATTAACTCATCCATAGTTGGTATAGTTGGATACGCTTCAAAAGGCCCAACAAATGAAGCCACTTTAATCACTAGCCAGGAAAACTTAATAAATGTTTTCGGTAAGCCGAGAGAGACTCTGCAAGGGCAGGGATTAGAGGGCGCATTAGAAATACTAGAAACTACCAATCAGGTTAGATTTGTAAGAGCTACCCCCGACGATGCCATAGAGGCTTCTGCTAATATTCAGTTTGGAGTATGCCCCGCTGTATTGGTATCTTCTAACGGATTCGCAGTAAGCAAAGATTTATATTTAAAGGTAACTTTAACTGATTCTAATGGAGTCACAGTTTTAGATAATCAATCAATAGAGGCTGTATCATCTGCTGCCAATGTTACAGATGCTTTGACACAAGCTTCAGGATTAGCTAAAATAATTGGAGATGGATCATCTAAACTAGATCATGTGTTCGTAGCATATGATACAAATACTGCGACCTCAGGATACATAGTCGCAGCTTACGCTGGATCTGGTGCTTTGATGACAGTTAGGTCTTATTCTGCAACACCATATGACACATCTAACGCTATACCAGTTCTAGTTAAAATAGATTCAATTTCTGGAATTCCAACTGGTTCCTACGTATCTTCTGTAACTGTATCAGGGGAGCACATAGCAACTTCATCATTATCATACTTCGTAAAATCACTATATGATGGAGATGGATACAATCTAAGTTCAGATGCTAACACTGGGCAAACTTTAGGTATAAGCATAGAAATAGAAAATGGTGGTGGATTAAAGAATCTACTTACAGTTAATAATGAAGGGGTTGCTGCTGAGACATATACTGTATCCCTACAGAATGACACAACATTCATAGAGAATATAATCAATGCTGGTGTTGATAATGCAATTTCAGATTACATAAAGGCAGAGCTTTCGAAAGGAACCACATCTTTGGAAAATGTAACACCACTTCCAGATATGGTTAGTGAAATCACCACTATAGGCACTGGAGTTCAAATAAACTCAAACGCTAATCACAAGCCATTGTTCGTAAAACTTATAGAGAAGACAACTGGATTGGCGGGAGGCTCTGTAGGAGCCGTATCTTCAATATCACCAATAATAGGAACTCCAGCTAGCAAGACTGGAATATATGCTCTTGATGATGATGTGCTTAATATATCAATGGCAGTCGTTCCAGGTATCACGGATCAAAGAGTTCAAAATGCTCTAGTAACCCTTGCAGAGGAATCACAGAACTTTATAGCTGCTGTTGCCCCTCCAATGGGATTAAACACTGTCCAAGAAGCTGTTAACTGGATGAACGGTCGTGGAGAAGGTAGAACTTCACCAATAAATAGCTCATGGGGTGCGGTATTCTGGCCCTGGGTTCAAGTATTCGATGTGTTCTCCCTTAAGGATCGGTGGTATGATCCAGCTATCTTTGCTATAAGGCAGATGGCGTTTACAGATAACGTAGCTGAGACTTGGTTTGCTCCTGCTGGATTTACTAGAGGTAGACTCACCAAGCCAACGGCAGTTGAACTTGGGTTAAACCAAGGTGATAGAGACGCTCTCTACGTAACTAATATTAATCCAGTGGTAAACTTTGCACCAGAGGGAATAACGATCTTCGGTCAAAAGACTGCTCAAAGAGCAGCTACATCTTTGGATAGAATTAATGTTAGAAGATTGATGATTTTCCTTAGAAAGGTTCTGTTGCAGACTGGAAGACAAGACCTATTCGAACCAAATGATGCATTCACTTGGGAAGTTGTTAAGGATAAAGCAGATACCGTGCTGTCAGATATTCAATCTAGAAGAGGTATAACTGATTACAGAGTAATCTGTGATGAGACAGTTAACACTCCAGTTAGAGTGGATAGAAATGAGCTTTGGTGCAAGATATTACTGAAGCCAACGAAGACTGCTGAATGGATTATCTTTGAGGTTAACCTCACAAATCAATCAGCTAAATTTAGTGGATAACAAAAATGGCAACAAACAGTTACTATAAGAATGATTATCGTCCATTTAAAAAGGGCGAATCTCTACCAAAAATTTCAACTACCCTTGATTCAGTAAGATCATATCAGTTTGAAATTCAATTTTACGGACTTCCTGGCAGCTTGTCTAATCAACAATTAGATTTAACTTTAGCTGCCAAGCAGGTTGGGTCGATATCATTTGGAACTGATGAAATACCTGTTCACAGAGTTAATGATGTTGTGTATTACCCTGGTAAGCCAACCTTTGAATCATTGAATGTTACCTTTGATAACCTTTACCTACGTAGAACGGCTAAGACGCTATGGGAGTGGTTCAAGACCATTTACGATCCAATTAGCGGTGATATGACAAAGCTAGCAGCCCCAGGTGCCCCAGGTGGAAAGACATTCAAGGCTAATAAGCTTAGAATCATAGAGCTAGATAACACAAGAAACCCTCACGCTGCAATCGAGCTTTATGGAGTTTATCCTAAGTCTGTAAGTTTCTCAGAGAAGAACTACAGCACAGGAGACTTTGCCACAATATCCGTAGACTTTAGATTCGACTTTATGGATTACTTTAATTATAGCTGATATAACTAAAGTAAATTTTTGATTATTATTCATAGCCTACCTATCTTGGGTAGGCTATTTTTCTATAATAAGTTATGAAGTATTTTAACGAAATTTTAAATCATTACTCTGGTCTTCACAATATATCAGAACGGGGATCTATTTCTGATGCAGCAAAACAAGCAGGGGATTCGGCAATAACCGCTGTTGAATCAAAACATTCTACACCCAGTAAATACACTCAGGATAATCCATTTACACCTCCAGGGACAGTCACACCAATAATAATGTGGACAACTGAAAAGGGAGTTGTGTATTGGGCTACCGATAAAAATAGTAGGGGATTCCCCGCTAAAACTGATTTAAACAGATTCTATCAAAATTTTAACATTGGGGGAGCAAAAGGCTCTGTTGCAGATGAATTTATAGATAACACGAAGAATCCTAATGATTTTGGTTCAAACTCTCTTTACCCCCCAGCCCCCCCAGTTTTGTTTTGGAATCAGGATTTTTATAATCAACTATTAGCTGATCCTGCTTTTCAAAGAAGAGTAACTAGAAATTTAAATGGCAAAGAAAAACAAATTGTAATTGATGGATTATCAAAAAGATTTAGAGGTGACAGAGCAAACTATTCAATAGCTAGAGTAATTGATGAACACCTTAGGGTTATAGAAGATGAAAATGGAAATCTTATTGATGGAAAGCCTGATGAAAACCTAAAACAAAGAGTAGCTAAAGTATTAGAAGATACTTTAAAGATACTTCACAAGCCTGGGAGAGTAAGTGATGAAGACTGCGACCAGTTAAAAAATTCTTTGATACCTTTAACTAATGGAAGATTTGCAATAAAAAGCCCAGAGATGGGAGGAAAAGGATTAGTATTCAACGACGATACTAAGTTCTATTCATTATTCTTTGGTAGTGCAGCAGCTTCCAAAGGTTGTGATTTAAATCCTCCAACCTCAATGACCGCGGATAATGTAGGAGCAGATAGCCAACTTAGAGGTGACATAATGGAAATGCTACCAGTTCTACTTAACGCAGCACAAAGATGTCAGAGCGGAAAAATATCAATGAATAGATGTGAGACTTTACTAGATGACTTAACTTCTAGATATGCTTCTAAGAAAAAACAAAACAAAGAAGTATTTGAAAAAATAAAGTTTATAATGAATCAGAATGAAGGGGAGTTTGCTATTCCAATAGACAATACAGAACTGCTTGCAAGGAGCTTGCTGCTTAAAATATTCGGTGATAATGCTGATGAAGAAATGATGAAGAGAATAGAAAACATGAGCGCATTCGAAGGCAGAACTCGCAATCCAGATCTTGTTCTCCCAATAGGTGACTTAGTTAGATTAGGGAAAAAAGGCGATAACTTAGAGCTTTGGGAAACTGAAGAGGCAGCTAGGCAAGGATTAAAGAATCAAGGTTTTTCTGATTACGAAATAGATGAATTAATAGAAGAGGTAGATATATCCAACCTTTGCTCCGATACTGGGAGCGAGTGTGGGGAAATGAATAAGTCTAAAGCAAAATGTTTAAGACTTCTATCTTGTCCAGACGTTACAGATAAGCCTTATTTTACAGTTAATATAAGTGCTAAGAATCAAGTCAACTTTGGAGATGGTGTAGCAATGGGAACTGTATCTGAGAATACAGAGAACTCAGTTTTTCTTGGGGAAGATTGCCCATCAAAAGAAGATAGGAGTCCTTGCACACCTGAGGAAAAAAAGCAAGTAAAGAAATGGAGACAAGCCATGGCTAATTCACTAGGCCAACCATGGATGTCAGATCCTAACAGTTCAGAATATAAAAAATTGTCTAGCCTTCAACAAGAATTAAATTCTATGAAAGGTAATCTGGATAAACTTCCTGAAAGAGCCGTAGTGAAAACAGAGACTGGTGAAATTCAGATGGCCCCGGCTGAAGATTATGCTAATACAGTTCTTGAGGAATTAAGAAAATCAGAAAATTACTCGGACTTTATTGATAACGATTTGAAAGGTATAATAAAAAGATACGCAGAGAAAGATGTTAGCCCTGAAGTTATGAAGGCTCATATCGCGTCTTATCTAGAAGGTAAAATGCTAACAGAAAGAGCAAATAAAGGAGACTTAGCTGCTAGATCAATGATAGCTATGCGCCCATTCCTAGCTGGTGGATCCTCGGACAACGCAGTTCTTTCTGCTAGATCCATGGAGCATGTGGAGTTAGCAGTATGTGAACAGAATAAATTATTCGATCCTATAAAGAGATGGCTAAATAATGATCCAAGTATAGAATTCAAAATGAGGCCGAATGGAAGGCATGTCCAATTTACAGATACTAATACTAAAGCTAGGATACAATCAGAAACATCAATAGCAGATTCTGGCAGAAGAGTTCACAAAGCAAAGAGCGGGGTAAGAAACTTAAAGCAGCATTCAAAGAGAAGGCAAGGAATGGAATCTAGAGGCTAATTATAGCCAGAGATGATCAAAATTAAATTGTCTAGTTAAAGAAAGTAACTCTGGAAGTCTACACATAAGATAACTTTCTTTTTCAATAGTTAAAATTAAATGATCAATAGCAGCAGCTTTGCAAGATAAAAATACATTTGTATTGTTGTTAAAAATGCAAAGGATATCTTTACGATCTTGTTGGAACACGATTAAAAATTCTTTATGGATTTTTCTTGCGTCTCGATCAGCTTGTCGGATAAAATTCAGAAGATCTGATTTATTATTAAATGCTGATCCAAGATTTTCTTTATTATATCCTTTCTTACACTCTATAATAAATCTAAAGTTTTTAGGTGTTATTAAATCTCCACTAAACTTTAAATGTTCAGGTAAGTTATGAGTTGTAGAGAATGCACCAGAACCTGGAGATCTCATAAACTCAGT